AGAAAGCCGAGCTTATGAAGAAATCAGCAAAAAAGTATTCTTAAAATTTTGGTCTGAATTTAAACGTACCTTTTCAATCCCAAGATATGGCGAGTTACCTCGTAAGAGATTCGATGATGCTGTTTCATTTATTGAAATGTGGTTACCAGAAACTGCGATCCGCATGGAAATCGATCAACTGAACAGACAACAAAGACTTTTCGGTGATGAAAATGAATAGAGCTGAAGCGCTAAGAATAGGGACGGTAATTGCTAATCGCTGGTGGAGACACAATAAACCAAGCATCCTAAGCCAACAACATATTGATAAGCAAAAAGCTTGGCAACAAATAAAAAAGTGACTCCGCCGGCAAGCAAAGAGTCACAAAGAAAACACATCATAAGGAGATGTTACCACATGAAAAAAGAACTTTCCACTCTAGATCAATATTTGACTGATCCTAGTTGGGGCAAATCGAATATCAAGGAAACAAGCAATCGAAAAATCAGACGTAATCTTTTGACGAATGAAGAACTAGCATGTGATCAAGACGATTTGGGAAATTTTGTGAGTATTCGGGATCATGTTTATCTTATCCATTTATCGAGGAAGTCCAAAAAACCTGAATATATCTATGTCATCGAAGATGGCTTGATTGATGCGCTAGAAGAGTATGACAGAGATAACTTGATTGATATCTCTTATTACGGACCAGGTAAGAAATACATTGCTGAAATGGAGGCAGAATTTGATGAGTGAAAGCAAAGGGACATCGACTTTTGAAAAACTTTTTAGTCGCAAGTTAAATAAAATTCTCAAGAAAAAAGGAAATTTTGATTATTTATCTTGGGCTCACGCATGGGAGATTATGAAAAAGAATGATCCACAGGCAACGGTAACTATTAATGAGTACAAACACTACAGAGTTGTTTCTGGAACTCATCAAGACTTTCTTGTTGAGGAATACAAACCTTTTCTTATGGACGAAACAGGGACTTATGTATCTGTCTCAGTAACGGTTAAAGGACACACGGAAACCGAGTTATTTCCTGTTTTAGATTATCGAAACCAACCAGTTGTTAAACCAAATGCAATGCAAATCAATAACTCGTTGAAGCGATGCTTTGTGAAAGCATTGGCTCTACACGGACTGGGATTATATGTATTTCAAGGGGAAGATATTCCAACACCACCTAGAATCGATACAAAGAAATTAAACATGCTAGAGACGATTCTAGAAGCTTTCAATGAGCAGATGGGTAAAGATATGACCAAAACCTTAATCGAATATGTTAATGAGCAGACAGATAAATTAGGGCTCTTAGCTGATAACGTTGAAACTATTGAACAGTTAAGCTATGAGCAATGTGCCTTGATGGAGCGAGCAATAGCAGCTAAGAGAAAAGAATTAGATAAGAAGTGATATGAGTGTTTAAACCATTAATCGATTCATATTCAGCGGTTCTGAAAAAGTTCAAAGGAAAAGACATAAGCGCAACCATCAATGAGGAAGTGAACATTGATCGACTAAAGACGATGTATGACGGCTACGATGGTGATCGAGTCATTGAAATTCGTTTTATTGATCCTAGACGTTTCACCGTACAGCAACGAAACTTCATCTATGCGCTGATAGGCGATATTTTTATCGATACAGGCATGCCAACGGACTTCTGGAAGGAATTCTTCTACTTTCGTTTTGAAGGTGTCACAGGGCGCAAAATAAGCCTGAAAGACGAATCGAATACAACTGTGAGTGATGCCAATGTCTTAGCAAATATCATCTTAGATTTCATCTTTGAACATCATATTCCTTTCAAAGAAGGCTATGAGATTTTACCTGCGAATCAAGAATATTACTTCTACAAATGCATCACAAAAAGAGTCTGCTGCATCTGTGGCAAAACAGGAGCTGACATCGATCACTTTGACAAAGCGCTAGGAAGACGAAAGCGCAAAGAAGTTGATCATGCAGAGTACACATTTGCAGCACTCTGCAGAATCCATCACACAGAGAAGCACAAAATAGGTGTGATTAATTTCAAAAATAAATATCAAATCAAAGGGATCAAATTAAACCAGGAAACAATCAAAAAGTTAAATATTGGAGGGTAAAAATGACAGAACATCGAAGTTATTATGCGATTATACCAGCCAACGTAAGGTACGACAAAAGACTTAAACCAAATACTAAGTTGTTATACGGAGAGATAACGGCCTTGTGTAATGAAAGAGGCTTTTGTTGGGCAGGCAATGAGTACTTTGCAGATTTATATGGTGTGAATAAAGAGACCATATCGCGATGGGTAAGTGATTTGATTAAGTTTGGATACTTGAATCGGGAAATCATTTACAAAGAGGGTACCAATCAAATAATCAATAGGTACCTACGAATTAATCAATACCCTATTGACGAAAAACGCAATACCCCTATTGACGAAAAAGTCAAAGATAATAATACATCTATTAATAATACATTTAATAATACAAAAGAATATATAAGAGAGTTACCGCCTTCGAAAAAATCGAAGGCTAAGCCCGTCCGTCATAAATACGGAGAGTATAAAAATGTTCTTTTGTCAGATGAGCAGATGGAGAAACTCAAAACAGAATTCCCTAATGATTACCAAGAGCGAATCGAACGACTGTCAGAGTATTGTGAATCATCTGGTAAGACTTATAAAAACTATTTGGCAACTATTCGAAGTTGGGCAAGGAAAGAAAAAAGTGAACCTAAGAACGCAAGCAGTGGATACAAGCGCACAGGAAGACGAGAGAAGCTTCCTGAATGGGCAATCGACCAAGAAGCCTATCTCAAGAAAAAAGCGCTAGAACGAGCTAATAGACAATCAAAAGCACCATTCTAAGAGGTGGAAAAATGAAGATCGATTATCTAGAACTAATTAATGAAATAGCGAATTATAAAAAGGGCGAGGAATTAGACGTCCTGAGAGACGTATATGATCAACTCGAAGAAGCTGGAATTGAAGGAATTAAGAATGATCGTTCGAGTTGGAGTAAGCTCAGATACTATTTCGCACTTTATATCGATACAACACAATTAAGAAATTTAGCATATACCAAATTACTATTTGTTGATTGTGTTAAAGGCTTGCAAAAACATCTTAATGAACTTGAGCAGGTGTAATCAGATGGACCTAAAGACATTTACAGCACAGATTGAACTAATGCATCAAGAAGCTTTAAGACAAAGTGTATCGTACGAAGACAAGTGGCTCAACACGTTCCATGGCGGACGTGAGAGCGCACTTGATCAAGTACTCAAATTACTGAAAGGAGAATGTCGGGATGGATAAGAAAGCGGCAATGCAGCGAATTATCGAATTGACTTATTCAGAAGATTGGCAAAATGACAAAGAAGCTGCTTCAGAAGTGATGAGGCTTGGAAGAGCGATGTGGGCAGACAAGAGCAACAAGCCAAGACCACGAAAAATCGCAATTTGGCACGGTGACAAACTTCTAGTGATAGGGACAGCTGAACAGTTAGCAAGTCTCACAGGCTTGCACGAGAAAATCGTGAGGAAAAGAGCAAGGTGTGGCTACACAGACGCTAAGAAGAGAACGTTTAGATACGTGGAGGAATCATCATGACAACAGAAGAAGTGATTCAAATGCGTATTCGAAGCCTTCAGCGTGAGATTGACGATCTGGAACGAACAAAGGCAGTGATGGTCAATGAAACGGCGAGAAAGGCAATCGATTTGCACATAGAGAATTTAAGAAGGGAAATCCATCGATTGGAGGAATGAGCGTGGATAAGAAAGCAGCAATGAAAAGAATTGCTGAATTAACCAAGTCAGAATCTTGGCAAGAAGACAAAGAAATAGTTGCAGAAGTCCAAAAGCTCGGTAAATCAATGTGGACTGAAAAGCCCAAACGGAGAACGCCGAGAAAAATTGCAATCTGGCATGATGACCGAATTTTAGTAACAGGTACTGCTGAACAGTTATCTGAAATTACTGGATTAAGCAAAAACATTATCTGGGATAGAGCTAGGAGCTTATGGATTGATTCAAAAGGACGACAGTTTAGGTATGTGGAGGAGAGATAATGGATCTCATTACACAATACAGTGACATCATCCTCAAGAAAATCATGATGAAGATTCAGAAAGATAAAAAATCAAAAGAACGAGCTGAATTAGTTAAGTTAGAAATGGCTGAAACAGGAGCAGGAGTGCGAAGTAGCAGGCATTGGAAAGCAGCAGCAAACATTGAATTTTATTACAACGAAATTCAAAAAGGGTTC